ATGGCTGATTCCACCTCCGCAATGGTGTCCTCATCCAACATTTCTCGGTCAATCACGGTTTGAAATGGCAGCACTTCCCATCCAGTAGACCCCATGATGCACACATTGGTCAGCCGGTGAATTTCGGCAATAAGCCCTTGCTGCACATCTCGTTCAGCTGCCGGGCCAGCTTTGCGAGCCAATTCCTTCAACACCAAATAGGCCACACGCGGCCCCGCCACGACAGTCAGACCCTCGCTGTAGATCGCGGAAAACACCTTGCCGATGATGAGGTAATACCGCTCGAACACCTCGCGCCCGATGGGGGTCGAATGCACGTAGAGCACAGAGTCGTCATCCGTCACCGGGATCACGAGGTTGAGCGAGCGGTTGATTTTCATCAGGTCAGATTCCAGAGGTTGGAGTTGATCAGGTAGTACCCTGCCAGGGTGACGACAAATGCAGGATCGCGGCCGGCCAGTTCCAGGGGCGCCACCGATTCAATTGCGGCATTCAGGATCTGGTAATTGGGCAGCGCCACACTGTCGGGGACGATGGTGATCGTACCCACTCGCGCATCAAGCTCCATCTGCGCTTTGTACAGGGCCGACAGGCTTTGAGTGCGCAGCAGATTGATTTCGACGCTTGCCATCATGTACGGCTGGGGACTGGTGATGGTCCCGGTGGCCGTCTGGATGATGGTGGTCGTTTCCCCCGAAAGGGTAATGCGGATGCCGCCTTGTGCCAGATATGGGGCGGTAACGTTCAACCCCGGGTAATCTGGGATGGTCACGCTACCGCGCAGCCGGTTCAGCGTGCCCTGACTGATCAAAGGATTAGAGGCCATAGGTCACGCTCCGATTAGGCGAACGTCGAGACGTTGACGTTGAACACGATGTTGATGAAGCCGCGTGCAGCCGTGTAAACAGCGGTCAAACCGGTATACAGACCTTGCGGGTAGTCGTTGGGGTTGGTTGCGACATAGTTTGCAAACGGCACAGCATTCAGACCCACATTTCCATGGTATACGCCATTGTTCACGGCAGCGATAAACGTGGATGCTGGCAGCTGGACCTGCGACAGCGAGCCCAGAATCATGCCGTAGCTGATGCCCTGGTTGAGCACCTGCGCGGCGCGCGCCTGCAGACGATTGATGCCGTTTTGGTTGTAGTACAACGGGGCCACAGAGTTGTTCGACCCGTTGATGATCTCGTTTGAAATGTTCAAATCCAGGTTGATCTGCACCCAGTCGATGCTGTACCAGTAGATCACATCGTTGCCATCAGCCGTGACGCCATTGACCCAAATTTTGTTGGTCAACCCGCCCTCAGCACCCGTGCCAACATAGTTGACGTTGGCCGTCTTGAGCGTTGCCGCCAGAGACGTGGTGATGGGGTATTCCGTCACGCCGAACAGGAACTGATACGCGGTAGGCGTCACTTGATTGGTGCTGGCCGGGTTCAGGTTCGTCCGGTTCTGCATCATTGCAGCCGCCGTGAACTCGGTCGTCGGCGCGTTGGGCGAAGGCAAGCACATCACGACCGATTTCACACCTGCAAAACTGGCGTAAGTCCCCAGGCTGACAGTGGTGTAGAAATAGGTCTTGCTGGTGTTGGTGGCGTAGTTGCCCACCAGAGTGACGAAGCTGGACGCAGCATCCCAGCCTTGCGGGACTAGGAAGTTGTAGCCGGTGTTCGGGTTGTTGGTCAGCCAAGTGGTCAGCGCAGTAACGCCAGCCGCAGCGGTGCCTTCGCCCAGCTCCAGGATGTACACGCTGGTGTTCGCGCCTTGAGCAAACCAGGTTGTGACAGCCGCTTGAACTTGGTTCACAGCCGCCAAGGTCACTTTGCCTTGCGTGGTGACAGTGCCCGGATTGCTGGCCAGGGCAAACGTGAACTGGGTCGTGCTGGTGACGGTGATGGCATAGGTGCCATTCCAGCCCACCGGGACAACACCCGAAATGACAGCTTGCACCGTGTCGCCAATGTTCCAACCGTGCGCGGCGGAAGTGGTAGCGGTCGCGGTGCCGCCAGCCCAAGACAGCGCCGACAGCGTGAGCGAAGGGCCGAGAACGCTAGTCAGGTCAGATGCCTTGGAAAGCAGTTTTTCGCCATCGTCAGCAAGAGTTGTGCCACCTTGACTGATGATGTATGCCGTCCGCTGAAGCGTGTCCGGAGTGGGGGCCAGCGTCTGCGAGACGTTGACCTGAACGATTGCGGTCTGGGTCATTTCGCCCCCTTAGACGTAGCTGATGGCGACGGTTTGGCCGGTGCCAGGGGTGACGGTGATGCCCGTGGTGCAAGGCCAGTCAATGGTGTAGATGCCCACGGTGTTGGGGATCACGTACACCAGATTGGCGGTCGCCACAGTGCCGGTGGTGGCGGCATCGTTGACCGAGCCAGGAGCCGAGCCCGCCACGATCACCGACACGCGAGCGGCTCGGCCTGCTGTGGCCTTGACCACGCGAGCAGCCGTGATGTTCAGGGAGCCCGCATTGCCAATGCCCGTCAGGGTATTACCGCTCGAATCCTGTTGCAGCGGTGCGTATCGGGTAGAGCCGCCGTTAGTACGGACGGCGACGTTTGCGGTATTTGGACCTTGGGGCATGTCAATTCTCCTGCCGGAAAATGGGTTTTAGATGCCCTGATGGTATCACTCAATAATCGAAGTGACGAACGCCCTGGTAATCAACTGCCGGGCGATATCCTGCACTCGGCTTTGATAGTAACTAATTTCTAGTGTGAAAGTCTTCTTCATCGCAATCACGGATAACTCAGACTGGATGCGCTTTTCATCACGAATCACAGGGGTATTCATCACCCCGAAATTGTCAGTATCTAATGACTGTTGAAACACGTAGTCCTGATAGTCTAGGGCCTCATTGTTCCGGGTGCCATAGATCGTGATGTGTACCTTCTCGCTCACCAGTTGCGTGTGGGTGCTGATGATGTCGATCCGGGGCGCACTTCCAAGGGCCGTTGTGCTTTCGGGCGGGATGTGCACGGCAGCGTACGGAGGGGGTAGGTTCTGCGGCACCAGATAGGACGGATAGACCGGCATGAGTTGGTCCATAGCCAGCCAAATGGGCAGGCTGTTGGACACCACAAGATTCGTATCAAGCGGGGCAACGTCGATGATCTGCGAGTCCATGACGCTGTAAACCGCATTGCCCCGGTAATGGTGCAGGTCTGCCTGTTTGTAGAAGGGTCGGCGTTCATTGAAGCTGAACCGCATCCCATCCACGGTGGCAATGTAGATCGTGCTCGGGTCAATCTCTTGGAAGTCCTGAATCTCCGCCAAAGCCGTGAACACCACATTGTTTGTCACTGCGGTGGCGTCCTCGTCTTGGTTCACGCCCGATGCGTAGTGCAATGAGCCTTGAACATCAATTGTCCTGAGAGTGGTCCCTGCTGCAACGCCAGATTTCACCCAGAACACATACCCGTCAAGTGGAAGCACCTTGCGCACGTACTGCACAAAGGTGATTACCTGGTTCTCGCTGATCGTGTTGACGCCAGCAGCTAGGCCCGCTGCTAGTTCGTGTTTCGCGCCCGCTGATTCTGCGACTGATGGCATTATTCAACCCACGCAAGAAAGGTGTCGAAATAGAGGCCAGTGTCCACAAAGGACGGTCTGCGCGGGCCACGGAGTTTCTTGAATCGGCTCTGCACACCATCAAGCGCGGCCTGGGTCGGAACACCTGGCCACCCCGCCATTTCTTCCAGCGTAAGGAACTCATGGAACCGGTCAATGGTCTTGCCCATGGCCTCATTGAACAAATATTGAGGCTCAGGAGCCGAGCCGCCAGACATGATCTTTTCGACAATACCGGCCATGTTGTCCGCCATGTTGTCCGCAATCTCGTCAATGTGCGAGCCCGCGAAAATCTCCATGACGTGATACTTTTCTTCCAGCCACTCGGCCACATCGCCAGTGTTGACGCCTGGGTCTTCAAGATACGGGGTTTCCCTCACTCCGAGATGCAGCTTCATGTCAGCCCCCAAAGCGTGCCGGTAGACTGGGCCAATTGCAGGTATGTGCGACCGTAGGGGGTCTTGAGGTTCTGCAGGTCCATCAGGGTCAGGCCCTTGGCGAACTCTGGGACCAGCATGGATTCGTTGGTCCCCTCATCGCCGCTAGATTGGATCACGCCAGCGACAAAGGAATTGAGCCCATACGCCTTGCGGACATCAGCAAAGAAAGTTTGCCCCGGCTGGTCGGGGGCATAGTTGATGAGCCGGTCCCCCGCGAAGTTGTAGACCGCGAGCATGTAGGGGTACACCCCCAAGCCCACCAGCCAATCACTCACCACATCCAGAGCAACCCCATAGGCTACTGTGATAGCCGGGGAGTTGTCCGGTAGCTGGGTCGTGGTGATGCCCATTTCGTTGCGCACAAACGCAAGGAAACCGGACTGGGTGGGGGCAATGGGCGTGCTCATGCCCCGATGGTATCAGGAGCGGCGCGGGCGACCAACTGGGCGACGGCCTTCACGCTCCACTGAAATCGTCTGCTTAAACTTCGGGTCTGTGTCGTTGGGGCCATTGCTTTGCTCCGTGACTTCGATTTCCACGCCGTTGACCTGGGCGCCACCTTGGCGGGAAATCTTCTCCATGGCCTCATCGGCCGCAATGGCTCCGTTCTTGCGCACCTCCAGGGCCCGTGTGATTTCAGATTGATCGACTTCGCTAAGGCCGTTTTGAATGGCATCCACGTCGATAGGCTTGTCGATGGAGTAGCACAGGCCGGAAAAATCCTTGTTGCGGCCAATTTCCTTTGCGGCAATGAGGCCATAGGGAGTGAGCTGGTTGATGATGTGGTCCACCTCGGGCTGGCCGTACGTCAGCTTGACCTGACCGCCTGCGGGAATGTAGCGCTCAAACAGCCGCACGTTCTCGGGGATGCGGTAGTTCAGATGGTGCTGGCGCGGGGTGGTGTTGGCAATGTAGAGGTCCACTGTGATGCTCCGAGTTAAGGTGAGCCGAATTTTACCGCACAATCAATGCTTGCGGAAAGTTATTAACTGTGTATGATTGAGCCATCAACACGGAGCACACCATGACAACCCAATTCAACTTTAGCGCAAACGGCCTTGACTTCGGCGACTACAGCGGCGAAACGCAAGAGGCAGCGCAAGAAGCATTTGCCCAAGATGCTGGCTATCAAAGCTGGGGCGCGATGGTCGAGCAAGCCGATGAATTCGGCGGCAACAATGTTGAAGTCATGCGCATCGAAGCATGACCAAATACCTCAAACACCCAGCAGACCCCAAAGCCCCGCCCTGTGCGGGCTGCGTGGGCGAGCGAGATCAGGTTCTGTGCGCAAGACTGCCTATGCTGGATTGCATGGTTGAGAACATTGTGTGGAAAGAAAACGGCCCACACAAGGCGGGCCGTCTGCATCAAGTGATCAGCCGATCACTGATACTGCATGCTCATGATGCTCAGGGCCTCGGGGCGGATGCACCAGCCAGGGGTAACGCGCAGCTCGCTCAGAACGTCCACAGCGCCGCCAGGCAGCGGGGTCGGGATTTCACGCGGAGCAACCATGTCGCACAGCTGCAGAGTCGTGGCTTCCAGTCCGGGGCTCAGGGTTGCGAACACGTTGGTGTTCGGGGTGGTGCCCACGGGCTTCTTGACCTCGGGCATCACCATGATCACCGCGTCAGTAGTGCCGCCTGCGCCTGCGTTGATCAGAGTGTCATCGCACACGAACTCGATTTCGTCGTCGTTCATGGCTGCGATGTCCTTGGTCATGCCTTCGATGGTGGCAACACCTGCGCCAGCACGCTGGAACTGGGTCAGTTGCACAACACCGGAGTAGCTGAATGCCGAGATGACACGCTGAGGGGCCAGCACGGTGATGCGAGCCGGCATGCCGATCTGCATGGTGCGGGTCTTGAGCGCGCCGATCTGGGCCAGCAGGAACAGGGCCATTTGACCGTTGTCGTAGGTCACTACCGTGGTATTGCCGTTGCTGTCTGCGGGCAGGTTCACCGAGGTGGCGCCCACGGTGTTGAGCAGACCCTCGCCGGATTGGCCCATGCCGAACAGGGCGGCGGAGCGCACCTGCTGGAAGATCGCTTGACGCATGCCCAGACGTTGAGCCTCGGGCAGGGACACGCCCCACACACCGGCCTGCTGGGTGTCGTGGTGGTCATATTCCGCACGGGCGCGCAGCAGATAGGTCGGAGTGCTGATCATGCTGGCGTCAACGGTGACGCTCGGCAGGGTGTTGTACGCCACCTGACCAGCCGCAGACTTGGTGCGCAGACCGATTTTCTTGGCGTAGACGTACAGATCGCCCTGACCCAGGCGGGGCATGAGCGAGCGGCCGGCCAGAGTGTCGGTGAAGCCCGAAGCCTGCGAGTATTGCAGGATCAGTTCGGGCATCACAAACGACGGGTTGGCCGTCACATAACTGGGGAAGATGTTTGCCATGTCTGGGGCTCCTTAGATGATGACGAGCGCAACAGCGTTGGAGCTGTACACCCAGGTTGCAACGCCGGTACCGCTGTTGTAGGCCACGGTCTTGCAGCCAGAGGTCTGGACTTGCAGGATCTTGACGGGCAAAGCAGCGGTCGAGTCGTAGGCCACGATCTTTTGATTGGTGTAGTCCCACGAGACTTGCTGGGTGATCAGGCCGCCATCCAACGACACTAGGGCGGGGTCGATAGCGAGGCAGATCTGAGCGCCAGAGCCCAGGCGGAAGAAGTTCACCTGCATGCCAGTGCCCACAACGGGAACCGGAGACTGAGGCGAGTTCATACCGGCGCCATTCTGGTTGAACACGCTGAAGCCGGTCAGGTTGGTCTGCGCCGTGGCCTGCAGGATGTCATTGCCAGTGATGTTGATGCCGGTCGAGCTGATCTTTTCCTGAATGCCAACACCGCCCCAAACCGGGAGGGTTGCAGCCGAAGCCAGCACGCCGCCCGCCAGGTTGTAGCGGGTGTTCGGGGCGTCCATGTAGACACCCTGCACCAGACCGTCAGAACTGACGTTGAACAGACCGGCCGCGTTGGTCGTGGCCAGGGGGTTGAATGCGAGGGAAGGGGTTGCCATGGCTTAGGCCTCCTTGTTGATCTTGACCAGACGTTGGCCGGGAGCCTTGAACGAGTCCATCCAGGCATTCGGGGAGCCACGGAACTCGCTGATTCTACGGCCAGTGGCATCGGTGCGGGTGATTTCCATGAGCTTTCCGCCAGGCAGATCCACCGGATTGCGCGCAGCATTTGCGGCATCGGCGTAGATCTGGGTTTCGGCCACGGCCAGGGCGGCGGCATCACCGATAGCTTCCAGCTTGACCTCTTTCCAAGCGGTCGAGTGGGTTTGCAGCTTGCGAGCCAGACGGCGACGGTAGGCCATCAGGGATTCGCCTTGCAGAGGGCGCGGGGCGGAATCACCGAAGGCGGCGTACACACTATCAGCGCGGGCCTGGGCGTCAGCGTAGGCGGCGGGTTCGTCGGCGTCTGCTTTCACATCTTCCTCTTCCTTCTTTTCCTTGTCCTCAGCATCTGCCTTGGCGTCGGTCTTTTCCGGCTCGGGCTTCCCATCGGCATCGGCCTTGGGATCCAGCACCGGGGCGGGCTTGGTGGTTTCCAGGCTGTCCATGCGAGCGGTCAGCTTCGCCATGCTGTCAGCCATGGTAGACGCCAAAGCCGACATGCTGTCAGCAATGACTTTCAGCGCAGGATCTGCGGCGGGGGTGCCAGAGGCGCTATCCGCCTTGGCTGCTTGGGCTTCTTCGGGCATTTTTTGCACCTCGGGTGGTTGATGATCCAATTGGACCCCTTGCGGAGGCCCCTCTTTGTCCCACACGCCCATCTCACAAACTGCGAGGTGGTCGAGCAGCACGGGTTTGCCTTCGATGAGCATTGGAGCCCCATCAGCAAGCGTAATCGTAACATTACCGGACGATTCTGCAAAAATCACGGTGGGCGAGGTGCTCAATTGCTTGCTTGCCATTTCTTCGGCGGCTTGCATATCGCGGATTTGAGCAATGCCCCAAACTTCTTCGCCCTTGATATAGGGCATCACAATTGTGCCCACATTGCTGTTCACATACGACTTGCTATCGAGCACGTCTTTTTCTGGGTGCTGCCAAACGACAGGCAGGCCATTACAACGTTCCAGAAACTCAGGCGTCAAATACAGCGACGGATCACGCCAAACATATTCGTCCAGCTTGTTCCGGTAGGCCATTCCGGTTCCGCTGATCCGCAGGGCAAACAGCAGCATATTGCCCAGGCGGTGCGGGGATGGAATCAGGCCATCGCGCAGCAGGCGAGCAAAATCGGTTTCAGTCTGTGCGGCCGCAATTTGGAGCGTGGAAATAGTCCCGGGATGTGCAGGAACCGGCAATGCGTCATCAGCGGCCCAGGTGTAGCCTGTGGATTCATCGCACAGCGTCACCGGGAATTGCTCATCAATGCGGGCCAGGAACGTGACAAACTGGCCGTCATCGTGAATTTGCTCAAGCGGGCCGGTGTAGTCAAAACCTGTTTCTTCCAGGGCCTCGCGTCGTGCGGCCTGTTCGGGGGTCTCGCCCTCTTCCAGATGCCCGCCAGGAAATCCCCAGGTGCGCGGGAAGTCGCCGCCATCACCACGATGCATGAAAAGCACTTCTCCTGCCGGCGTCCTGAACAAGATGCCAGCAGCGCGGCCAGCAGGGCCAGCCTGGGAAGCAATAGGGGATTCGTCAGCTTGGGTGAATTCCTTGCCTACTTCTTGAGAAACGCCACCAAAGCCACCGGGCGTATGCGCGGCGGCCTGCATCAAACGCTCTTGTGCTGGGCTGCTAGTAGGCACTCACTTATCCTCTGTTGACGGCGGCTAGGCCTTTTGCTGTGAGCATTGTATCTGGCAGACTGCGTAGAGTGTATATGTACCGATACGTGCACCGACAAAACACTTCTTCACCAGGCTTGGTAATGTCGTCTGTATATCCGTCTGGGCCAACCTTCATCAGCCCCTTTTCAAGCGCCCAATTACCCCGAATCGCCCAGACTTTCCCGTCCCGCTCTTTGTGGTCCTCACGGTAATCGTAGCCAGGCTGACGCCAGCGAGAGCGCCATTCAGCAGCAATGGCCCCAGCGTCAACCGCGATCACATCGTTAATATCCGCCAGCAGTTTATGCCCCTGATCGATTGCAACGCGCCGCTCAGCAAATGGCAGGCTCTTGAGCGATTTTCGGATATGAAGTGATTCTTCGCGCTTGTCCACCGCGTCACTGCCACCCGGTGGAATGCTGCTTGCCCAGCCTGCAAATCGCTGCAAGGTTTTGCCGATCATCTCCTGGCGATTCAGCTTGATGAGGTTTGCGGAAACCGCAATTCTTCGGTCAAGCTCTGCGCGGAGTTTGGGCTTGAGGCGGTCCACCGTGAAACGGCTGATACCCGGGGCCACACGCAGAGCAGCAGGGGATTCAACAGCGCGGCGGTAGACCGTTGTCAGAGTCGCCCGCAGCCCATCAATCAGCACGTTCTCAGGCGTCAGACTCGCCACCGCTGAATTGCGGATGCGTTCCATCCACATATCGACGCGCTGCTGGCTGTCGTAGCCATGCAGCGTCAGATCGGCTATTGCGGCGGTGATGGTTTCGTAGAAGGTCATGCGTCCGCGCCTGGGCTCGGTTCTGATTGGGGAGTCGGTGGCTCATAGGTCGCCAATGCATCAATATCCAGTTGCATTTCAACCTCGAACATCTCATTCATCTGGTTGAGGTTGTCTTGTACCCAGGCCGTCATTCTTGCTTTATTTTCAGGATCAAGAATTGGCAAAAACGTACGGGCAATCTCGGTCACGCCTTTGAGCTTTGTCTCGGCGACTTTGACCAGCTCCGATTCGGGCTCTTCCATGAGGCTTGGCCACGTTGCCACAAAGGCAGACTGCCATTCATAGAAAACCTCTTTGTAAGATCGGCCCGCGTACAGTTCGGGATTCGCAGCGCTCAGGGCGTTGAAGAAATCCTCATTCCAGGCGCGGTACTGCACGATCCGGTCAAAGAACTCATACAGAGGACGGAGGTCATCGCGCACGCTGTCGATGTACTGCACAACCGCCTTGCTGTCCTCGGAGCCTTCACCGAACCCATTTGCAAATGCCTCATCTTTCAGCAGGATGGCAGGCACGTCAGAGGCAGCGGCAATGTTTGCAATGCAGTTGTCCCGGGCCACGGTCATAGCCGTGTCGGTGTTCTGCATGTTCAGGGCCTCAATGTCTTCGTCAACGTCAATCGTCAGCACGTTACCCGAACCAGCCTCCTTCAGCAGCGAACGCTTGATTCCTGCGGCCTTCATCATCAGGTTATTGATGACTGACCCAGGGCCTTTTTGCTTGCTGATCAAAACCCCGGCTTTACGCGTCACCAGATCGTCAGTGATCATGCTCTGCACAAAGGTCTTCATTGGGAACAGTGCCCGCTGAAACACGCTGCGACCCGTGTAGCCGAATGCCGAGGCGGTGTAACTGATGTAGATCGGTGGGCCACACATCAGGGTACAGGACCGGGAGGGATGGTATTTCTGACCCGCCGCCGTTATGTAGGCGTTCGGCTTTTGGAAGTCGGGCGCGTTGGGGTTCTGATTTGTGACAGCAGAACCCGCGATGTTCAGCGGGTCCAAGCTGTTGAAGTACAGATCATCCAGCTTTGCCAGCTCCCAGGGGTCGATGGGCTCATCCGTAGGCGCACCCGGAGCGCCATAGATGATGGCGGCAATGCCATAGATGCGGCTCAGGTATGCGGTGTTGCGGATGTGCAGGTCTGCGCCAAGACGCGCCCATTCCCGGTTGAATGCTTCGACCACGGCGTCAGGAGCGTCAGGAATAACGATTCTCCGCTGCTTGGACATGGCAAGCCGAATCGGTTTTTCCACGATTTTGCCCGCCAAGACGTGGCTGGTGTATAGCGCCTTGCAGATTTCGTAGCTGAGCTGACTACCCGGCTCAATCGAATCATTGCTGGCCAGCAACTCCATCAGCGCACTACTGATCCCGCTGCCGTTGATCGTCACAGTGCTCATCAAAACACCCCACCAACAGAAAGCATGGTTGTGGAGCGAGTGATACCCGTCTCCGATGAGCTATAGGGCTTGTTGAAATAGTGCTCCAGGCGAATGTCCACTTTGTCGATCCTGTAGTTGATCCCCACCACCGGGCGCAAGACCCACTTGGATTGGATGCTGTGCTGGATGGTTTGGCCTGGCTGATCGGCGGATTGCTTCCAATCGTACACCGTCACAGCCCACGAAGGCTTGAACAGGAACGCCCCAGCGATCACACCGAACCCATCGGGCCTGGGCATCCAGTTTGCAGCCACCTTGAGTCCATCGCTACGACCGCTGCCTACAAACCGGCTTTGAGCCACGCAGGCACCCACGCAGGAATGATTCACGGCGTCATAGTTCGAGTCCCCCGGGGTCGCAATCGCATCCGAGTGCAGCACGCCGAAATTGACGTAATCAGCATGGATGGAGAATTGCGGGGTGAGCTGGTGGCGAACGCCCAGGTAGAAAGATTTCTTGCGCAGGTCCAGGGAGTAAGGGAAACCCTCCTGATACCAAGTGCCGTTTGGCTGCTTGTGAGTCTGAGAAATTCCTAGCCCCGCCTCAAATTCGACGGCGTTTGCTGCCAGGGCGGTCAGTGCCGCTGCAATGAGTGCAAGGGGTTTTTTCATGGCCCGATGGTATCAGAGCATGCCATCAGGTCAACGTGCGGTCATTTGCCACATGCTGACCTGATGGGCCTGTTTCCAGGCTTGCCAGGGAGAGGGAGGTTACACCCCATCACGGATTCCCCAAAAGAACCCTCTCATAAAAAAGGCCCGCTACGGTTGCGACGTAGCGGGCCGAAGTGCGCGGGGGAAAGGAGGAAAACCCGCGCCAAAGAGGAACTTGATTATGCTCGATTTTTAGGTTGTACGTCCTCAAAATCATTTGCAAAATTCAGGGCGGCGCCACGATGCTGGAAATTCCGAACATACATGAGAGGGCGGATGTTGGTCTTTGGGTCGGGCACCCCATAGACACGCGCCTGAGATCCGCAGACGCCCACAACTGGACGATCACTTGAATTGCTTGCCATTTTGGCCTCCTGTGTGTTGATGACTCAATCATAACACAAGTTAGTAACCGTTACTATCCCCCAGCGCAATGCTCACCCCGTAGCGGTAGGCATCAAACAAGTCATCCGCCCGCTTGTGCGCGTCCTTGTCACCTATGCGATAGCCCAGAACCTGGGTCATGAGGTGGTTTCGGGTCTGCCCTTTGAACATCGTCACCTTGTCGTGAGCGGGGGCCGATAGCTTGACCTGACCCATGTAGTGATACCCTGAGATGCTGATAGCGCCCTCATCCTTGCCGGCTGCGGTCAGCTTGCTGTCAATTGGGGTCGCAGGCCAGCCGCGCCGGGTCGCCTGCTGCAAAAGAATGGTGCCGGATGCCTTGTCCTCAATAAAGGCCCCCAGCGAGCCCATGCGCGCCCCGCAGACCAAAGCCAACTGCTCCAGGCGTTGATAGATCGTCGGGAGCCAGGTTTCGAGCATGGCCCCTTCGATCTGCACGATGTCCCAGTCCAGGATCATCAGGGGCGCACCGTGGAAGCGCGACACGGCCCAGAAGATCACAGCGGTGCCGTCATGTTCCTTGCCGTCTTTGACTGCGGTGTCAACGGTGGCAAAAACACTGTCACACTTGTCTGGCCAGGGGAGGGGCTGGCCATCTGGGCCCATCCACTTGTCGGCAGCAAAGAATGCAACCCCTGACCAGTCCACGAACTCGGCCAAGAATTCCTGCTTGAACACCAGTGGATGATTGCTCAGGCGCTCCTTTTCCAGCTCATCGGGCGGGACATAGGGATTTGCGCTGGTCGGCGCATGGTGTTGCTTGAACTCTAGCTTTGGATCGTTGCAAGCCGCCCAAAAGAAGTTGTCAGGGTCTACGCCCTTGGGAGTGCTGAACGCCCAGGCCCTACCCCGCCTAGTGAGCATCGTTGGCTTGATACTCTTGGGCCAAATCTCCTGGAGCATGTCCGGGGCTTTGGAGAATGCCGCCTCGTCTAGCAACACCTCATCGTACTCGCGGCCCCGGCCTGCCAGTTCGTTGTCGTTGGTACTCCAGATGTCAATGAGGCCACCCGTGGTGGTGGTCATCTGCCCTTCGTTCTTGCTGGCAGTGTCAATGACTGGCTTGAGAATTGCCTTGCACTCCTTCCAGGGCTCGAGCAACTGCTTGTACTCTGGCGTGAAGAGGCCAACCTTTTTGCCCTTCGCTGCCATGTTCGCCGCGATGGCCACCATCAGCTTTGTCTTGCCGAATCTCCGCCCGCATCGGACTGCATTCAGCCGGTCGCGCTCTTGGTAGATCTTGATTTGCCCGCTATGTAGCGTTGGCAAAACGATATGGGGCATTGATTATTCCGGCAAACCGCCAGTGATGATGATGGTGTTTCCGTCTTTGGTCTCGGGCAGCGGGGGCAGCTTTGGCCCGTAGATTTTGGGCAGGACCTTGCCCAGCAGCCATTTGCGCGTATCGACCCGCAGCTTGCGGTGCTGAATCATGTCGGCAGTCTTGACGGTCACGCCGTCTTCGCTGGTCGTGGTTTCTTCGCCCAGTTCCTGGGTGTCGGCAATGTCAATGATTTCGTCGGCAAGCAGCATGTAGCCGATTTCTCGCGCCTCAAGATACCTTTGTGCGAACCCATCCACGTCTTCATTCACCCAGCGCAAGACCGTGCAAGGCTCGGGCATGCCTTCATCTTCGCAACATTTGCGAAGCGTGCCGCCCTTCCTCAGACGCTCACAAAGGCGCTCTGCCAGGGCTCGGTTGTACTTGTGTGGGTATGCCATGGATTGATATTACCAGCGGAACATATGCGTGCGCGTAATGTTTTGAATAGCGTGGATGAGTGGATGCCTCTCACTCTTTCAAATCAACCCCGCACGCTGCATTTCCGCAAAAAGCCACAAGACCGTTACGGCTATGAGCTGCCCATGGGCAGGCAGCTTACCCCGGAAGGCTTGAACCACATAAATGACCAAAAGGGCACCTGCAGCGCTAACAAGAAAGAAGTTCGTTTCCATACTACCCCCACATCCCACCAAGATACCCGGCCAACATCGGCCAGCCCAGAATGAGTACAGCCCCCTTGAGTGACAGCCAGTCAATTGAGGAAGCAGAGTGGCCAATCACCCCATAAGCTAGGAGGTCAAAGAAGGCCAGGAACCAGGGCCAAATGAGCCACAGGACAAAGGCCGCTTGGATTGACATTTGCTTGCGGGTCATTGAGCGCCCATCCAGACAGAACCAATCAGTGCCCCAGAAAAAAAAGCAATCACCAACCAACCCAAGTTGTTGGACGCTTTCCGAATCCACTTGTCTCGATACAAAGGCGCACCCAAAACAAGCACAGCCCCGCTACCAATCATGCCGATCAGGTTGTCAATCATGGACATACCCAAACACCCAGAGGGCTGCGAGCATTACGACTGCTGCGAGGGCAACGAGGCTTTTGATTGTGGTTTCGAGCATTGCTGTTCCTTCATTTGCTTGCGGATGGCGTTTTTCAGCTTGTTGAAGCTCTTGAAATACCGGTTGACAAGACCGAAAGAAACACCGGTTCTGGCCGCGATTTCGTTTCGGGTTATTTCTTTGAAACCGATCTCATTTGCAAGAGCTACCCCTTGCTCGATGATCTGGGCCTTACGGACCTCGGGCGGCAGACGTGTGGCGCGGGGCTTGCCGTCTTTCCGAATCAAGTGGATAGGGGTGTCTTGCATTTTAGTGACCGGGTTACTAGCCACATTGTACATCACTCCCTCTGATTTTCCAATTGCTTGCGCTTCTCGCGGTAGATGGCTTTGATTTCCCGGAGTTCCTCTCGCGTCCAGTGGTGCGGTTGGTTGTTGTGCTCCAGAGCTTCGACCCGCTCCAGTCCGATCCGCTCAATCAACCCGATTCGATAGTCAACCGCCCGACCGGCTCCATGTCGATTGCAGATCACCAACTGCCGGTGCGCGTTGTCCTCATTGAACCGGAGATGGCTGGCGCTGCCTGTTGAGCGGTAGTGCCCACAATCGAATCCATGAGCCGCTAGGCCATATCCCCCTGCTTCATCCCTTCCACAGCAGATACAGGGCTTTCCAGCATCCCTAGCGCGGATGTATGCGTTGAATTCGACCTGGGCCTCCTTGATAAGCTGCGGGATGGTCTTGATCGCCTCCTTGCGCTGCTTGAACTCGGCCTTTTTTGCTTTGGTGGCCTCTTCCTTGTCTTTGCGTACTTTCCTGCTTGCGCAAATCGGGCTGCAAACGGCTTGCAATGGCCTGGCAGGGGTAAAGGTACTGCCGCAGTGCGCGCAGGGCTTTGGGCGTGGTTCTGAGGGCTTCATTGCGTGTTCCGATCCGTCATCCGATTGCTAGCCTCTTGTGAGCGCCACACCTCGACCCTGGCCTGAGCCGCCACAAGTTCCCACCTCAGCGTTTCCTCAACCTCAATCGCGGCTTTCAGGCCCTGCAGGACTTCCAGGTACTCCGGATGCGCATAAGCGTCCATCTCCTTCGCAACTACTGATGTTTCCTTGCTGTCTTTCATCAACAAAGCCTTCTTGGTCTTTCTGAACTCCTCCAGATAAACCCGATCAGCCTTTGCCTGGGCGAACTTCTTCGCGTTGGTGATGATGTGATCGACTGCTTTGTTGGGGTCGATTGGGCGGTTCATGCGGTTTCTTCCTCACGCGACGGAGCCGGAAGCCAGCTCAGTGTTTCGTCTTGGGTGTCTTCGCCAGGGTCTCGAATGGGTCGCAGATGGCGGTCTGGGACGCCAAATCCGCCACCCCATAAGGGGGTTGCATTTCCATACCATTCAACCAGCCATAAATCTTTTTCAAACCTATCTCTTCCAACGGAATCTTTTGCAACAACACCCGAATAAAACCTGACGCACTTAACGATGGCGCCAAGCGGAACGGCGTCCCCTCGATCAAATCCAACCCGAATTGCCAAATCGCCTTTTTTGCAGTTCACATCAACCCCCATTCTTTTGCAGTTGTTGAGATGACGCGGCCATGAGCTGCGCCAGTTCTTTGTCGATCCCCTGCCAGAATCCTGATCGGTCCTCGGCTAGCTGCTTGGCTCTGTGCCAGGCGTGATGTTTCGCACCGGGGATGCTTGCCATCTTGGCTAGGTGCGTGAGGTGTTCGGTGTAAATGTCGGTCATTTTTTGTTTTCATGTTCATGTCGGGTCAACGTAAATCAAATCCGGCTCATCTCCGGGGTTCCCTAAAAATTGCTGGCTTTCTCGGTCAAACCAGAGCCCTATAGAGCCTTCCCATTCCCCGTAACGCTGCTTGTCGCAGATCAGCAAAGCATCCGGCTCAGAAGCGTCCACGTCTTTGCCCTCATCTCGTTTTTTCTCTTTGGGCTTGTTGCGCCACACAGAAATCACGTTGTCCACCTGATCGGTGATCGAGCCCGAACCCTTGTAGTCGTACTTGTTGGGCTTGTGAGATTCGTCAGCGGGCTTTCGGATGTGGTGCACCAGATGAATATGAATCTGATAGTCACGGGCGATTGCCGTGAGTTCGTCAACAAACCGTTTCTGACCGTTGTAGTCATCCTCGGCGGCGACGCACTTCATCAGGCTGTCGATGAAAAAATGGGTGATCCCCTTTTCTTTCGCGCAGTATCGAGTGACGGCACCCACCTGTTCGGCGGTCACAGTTCCCTGCTGGTCATAGAGCCAAAGCTTGCCGTCTGTCCAATCCTTGAACTGGCTGTACACATCAAGCAACGTCCTTTTGATTTCCTCGCTGCCGGCATATCGCGGGTCTTGCGGGTTCTGCCCAGACCATTGCCGCCCCATGCGCTCCAGGGTCCGAATGGGTTTCATCTCAAAGCTGGCAATCCCCACGCGCTCGCCCTGGGCACAAAGGGACATTCCGATCTGCCCAGTTACCAGGGATTTGCCGCCACCGTTGGCGCCGCCCCACAAGGTCACCTCCCCGGGCCGGAACTGAACCAGAGCATGAGTCTTGCGCCACGGCATGTAAGCCTGGTTGACGCGCACTGGGTTGTTGATGCGGTCGATTAGTTCCTGCACATACTCCGAAGCTGGGCGCACTTTTTGCTTCGCATCCGTTTCATGCATGTACTCGTTGAAGTCAATCTCATCCGGGAAGATCACGCCTGCCATGTCAAAACCCCCTCTGTGTCTGTGATTTTCAAAAGTTGCACGCTGTCATGGCCTCGATTGTTTTTGACTGGCCAACGGTAAAGGTTCGTGATGACGCGCTTTGCAATTGGCTTCAAGGCCTCGGCCACGCGCCCAACACGCCCCGCATCCGTGCCGGATACCATCGCCGTGAGGCCATAGGCAAAACGCCAGTCTTGCAACTCGGGCGTGTCCGATTCGGCTACAGCAACCGATCCAAGCGAAGGCTTTATGTTCGCCAGTTCAATCCGAACGATGTCCACAGCAAAACCACGTCGGCGCAGTTCGATAATCTTGTCGTGACCGGTCATACAAACCTCCCGAGCGGACTGATTGGCGCATCTTCAGTCTCCAAAATCTCCGAGCCCTCCCATCGTCGGTTGTTCAGGTAAACCAACGGGGCGGGGATAAATTGCCCACCCTGCTTTCGCCAAGTCTCGGTAGCCTTCATCCGTTCGACATGGGCAACGACAAGATCCGCGACTTGCTCGGCCTTGGCTTTTTTCCAGGCGTCCAGGCATTTGCCCTTTGCCTCCTTCCGCTCACTCTTTGGCCATGCATCCCAAAAGTTTTGAAAACCAGGCAACACCGGATGAGCCTTTGGCGAAGAAGGGGGCTTTTGTTCTTGTTCTTGTTCTTGTTCTTGTTCTTGTTCTTGTTCTTGGCTTGCAAGGGGCTTAGAAGGGGCTTGCAAGGGGCTTTTTTCATCTTTCATGCCCTCAAAAAGCCTAAACGCCGAAGCGTACGATTTTAAGAATTTCGCCTTCAGCACCTCTGAACTGATGCTTGCAACATCACGTTCAACGCCTTTTATGCGTTTGTCGCCCGGCTTCAACGACTCTGCCACTTGGAATGAGGCCATCCGATGCACAAAAATAGTCTCTGTGTCCTCTTCAAAGGTGCAATACCCAGTATCAACAAGCCTTTGAAGGGCCTTGGAAGCCCCTTCCATGCCCAGTCCAGTCTCGTGCGCCATGTAGAGAATCGGACAATGAAAAACGCCAATCATGTTGGCATGTGGACATGTCATCAGATAGAGCGCCAGAACTTGCGAGGCGGGATCGCCCCTCAATAATTTTCCCGTTCCCCCAGTCCAAAACTTGGGAGATACAGTTCCGTAATCTCGCATATCAAAACCCGTAAAACGCGGCCAGTTTTCTCATGGCTGCTTCGTATTGCTGAGCCGAAGCGCCAGGATTGAGACGAATCCATTGTGCTTTTGCGGCCTCGTACTGACCCAATGCGCGGGCCTGCGGGTTTTTAGAACGGCGCATCAGGCACCTCCTGACGGCGCTGGGCTTCGTGCTGCTGGGTTTGTTTGGGGGTCCATGGCACAAGAGGTTGCTCTTTGCATGGGAAGGGCCAAGCGCTGGCACCGTGGGTGCTTGGCGAAGATTGAGTGTCCATCTATCGACTTCTCCAAAAGAAAAGCCTTCACCTGCATCCTCACTCTTGCGAGCGTTGGCAGACCGGGACAATTCCGGCAGGATGCATGTGAAGGCTAATTGTCGTCCTCTGCCAAGAGGAATTCTTGCGTCTATTCTAGCCACTCTTGCAGGCTTTTCAAGGGGTCAATCTTGGTCCCTCATCATCTTTTCGCCCATAGTGGCGGCGGCGGCCATCAGGCAAGCCTCGCGCTTGGGGAAGCGGTAGACGGGATATTCGCGGAATCCACCCGCGGGCTGCGGACGTTGTACCGTTCCTAAGAATTTAGGAGCGGCATCGCCCAAGACTTTGGGCACTTTTGCCATGAAGTTGTCATGACGCAGCTCCGATTCATCGGGATTTCGCTGGCTATTGATGAAGTCCACCAGCTCAATGCTGGACATGGTGACGGCAGGCGAAGCTGCGCCATCGGTAGGAACCGGAAAAAAAGAACTCATTGATTTTCCTTGACAAACGCTTGGCAAAAGAAACGCCAGCAGGCCCGCCAAGGATTGGCTTTTCGGCAAGGGGATCAGTCCTCACCTAGCTGGGTTTGAAAACATTCTATGCGACTCACCGCCGCATTTCAAGCCCTATCGCTTGTAACGCCACTTGAACCCATGCGCCGTCTTTGAAACACCCCGCACACAGTTTGAAATTCCGCCCAGGTAGGAGCGGGGTGATTTCGGGGAGATGGCCCGAGCAGCGTCCATCAGGGAGGGCCAGGTTTTGACGACCTTTCCATCAAGAGTGAGTTGATCCACTGCCCGGCCCTCGCCATGAGGACGAAGCGGGGTTGCGCTTGAGTCGGGGCCGCGTGGGCGGACCATTTCAAAGGCATTCATTAGATACCCCCTCGCACCAAAGCCCGGCGCTTGTTCGCGCTGGCCTCAGAATCAGGGTCGATCAGGAAATTGCCCCTGTTCCTGGGCTTGAGATAGTCCGGGGCGTTGCGATAGGTCTGAGAGCGTGCGTGGGCTTGTTTGACCTCACGGCAGTTCATGACGCTGGGGCGGCTGGGAAGTTGGAAAGCGTTCATTGGGCAGAATCCTTTGTCTCAATAGCAGATAAACATTGAACGCCATTGCCAACCCAAGGGAGCGTTTTTGCAATGCAGCCACTTGGGAGCGCAGTTCATCGCGCTCGCGCCGCGCCTCATCTCGCGCCGCGCACAGGTTGCGCAGTTCACGGCTGTCGGCATCGTGCTGTGACCGAAAACCTTCCTCGACCGCAGAAAGTCGGCGAAGTTCAATAGCGGCTTCTTGGTCCTCTGGGAATGATCGGAAGCTTTCAAGGTATTCAGCCAACGCAATGGCGCGGGGCTTATGCTCTGTTGCATTCATCTGTCATCTCCAAAAGTTGTTGATACCCCAGCTCAAGCAGCCGGGAATTGAAGGCCCATTGCCATACTTCATGATCTGGGTGCGACTTTGGGTAAGGATTGCTCACTGCATGGCCGTGGTGGGCGTCCTGGGCATCACGGCGGGCCATGGCTTCGACAGAGAGGTTATGCGGGGTGAGATGCAGGTTCATGCTTTTTCCCTTGTCGCTCGCTCAGCCTGGCGCTTGGCCTTTTTCTGAGCTTCGGAGTGCAGCTCAATAATGTTTGACCCCAGGCGATAGCTTGGCATGTGGCTTTTGCCTGAGATCAGATCGTTGATAGCCGGGATCGAGCAGCCGCAACGCTTGGCAATAGCGGTCTGCGTGTAGCCCAGCGCCTTGAGGTCGGTGAGTAGTGCTTGAAAGTTCATGGGTTGATACTAGACGACACATATTTTTAAGTCAAGCGTAAAAAAGTTGTTGACTTCGTGTTTCGGCTGGCTTAAAGTACATACATCGCAGCAAACAAAGCAGCGACGGTAGCAAGACATCGAACTACTACCAACCGGCTCTTTAAAAATCACATCCCTACTTGTAGGCGCAGACCCGAAGCGTGACCAGGGTTGAGGCTGGGACGGCCAAGAAAAGCAACGTCACCAAGCTCTGAGGGGGTCTGGGTAGATCCATCAATCAGGGCAAGGGCGCTGATAGTCATCAGTAATGCCGGAGCCAGTCCGGTAGCTGGAGCCGCCTAGTGCGGGAGATGCTGTGGAAGAGGTAGAG